TTCGTTTGCTTGAATTAGCTCAAAGCGTAGGCGTTCGATTTCTTTTTTCTTAAGAGCCAATTGCCCTTTATAGCCAGCTATTCGTGTGGACATATTGTCCGCTGCTGGGCAGTTTTGGGGCGGTTGGTTATCAATTACTGCAAGTGTTAAATCTTCTATAAAGTCCCTAAACTTTTTGGCTCTTTCGCTTTTTATAAAAAAGCCAAGCCTGATAATGCCTCGTTTTGTCCACATAATTTTTGGAGTATTTCTGTAACTTCTATCGATAATATAATGCTTGCCTTCAACAAGTTCATCAGCGTGATTGTTTTTATTACTTCTTAATGTAGATTCAGAGATACCATAACCTTTTGCAACCTCTTTATTAGTTAGCAAAAAGTCAAACTGCGGATTGACAATTGGATGAAGTTCAACATCTTCAAATTTGATTTGTGGTACAATAGAAGTGTGCATTTTATCTCCCTTGACTTGGAATTAGTCAAGGGAGCTTTTAGTTAGTGAGAGTGTTTACCTTTGTATTTTAGATTTAGATAAATCGCCACAATTGCTAAAGCGGTAGAAATAATTGCAAGAATAACATTACCTTCCATCTAATCTCCTTTTTAGCCGATTGAAACCATACATTGCGACAATTGTAGTTACAACTATGGTTACATTGGCTATATCTATGTCTCCTTGCATTATACCATAGCTTCCGTTGACAAATAAGCCAAGAGCTATGTTGTGCAATGTCTCAATAAGCGCTTTCATCGTTAGCCTATCCTCTCACTAACTTGTAGCTCCCTTGACTGTTAAAGAACAAATAGTTTAGATAACTAAACTATATTTGAAATTATAATTAATATTCTAAATATTGTCAAGGGTATTATTTACTTTACTAAACAATATATTTCTATTGCTTTAGCTGTCTAAATTTTGGACATCTAAATATTTATGAATAATTCTATGTGCTTTAACTATCTCTTTCAAATCTTTTTTAAGTTTATGATTTTCTAACAATAGTTCTAAAGTTTTCTCAGCCATTTTTGGAGTTTCAATATTCCATTGAGATACAGCAGATGGATTTACTCCTAACATTTCCGCTAGCTCCTTTTGCGTAATCCCCAGCTCTTTGCACACCTTTTTCACTATGTTGTCGTTCATTTTTCTAACTCCTTTTTCATAGATGTATAAAAATCATCAATTTTTTCTTTTACAAAATCTAATTTGCTAAAATCACCAAATCGCTTTTGGATAATTTCAATCCCGTCTGTTAATCTTCTAATTTTTGTATCTTTTTTCTTAGCAGCAGCAATATCATCTTCGATCGATACAAAATTTGCCTGCAAAGATTTATTGATAAAATTTACTAACTTTTCTCTAACTTTGTCAGATATTTTTTCTTTAGTTTCATTTGGAAGTTGCTCGTATAAATATCGTATTTCAGAAATGTGTTCATCAAAATATTTTACTTTGCTATTTAAAGCATTAAACAACCGAACTTCATAATCCCTGCGGTTGCTTGAAGAATCAATCTCTAATGCCCCATCATCAAAATCAAGACCAATCCTTATAACCAATGCATCGTCGTCATCTTCAAAAGACTTTGACGGTCTAATTCTCAAGAAAACATCCATCACATCGCTACTGCAAATATCTTTTGAGCTCTCTAAATTTTTCATTAATGTCTGCTCTGAAACGATTTTTATACTATCACCAGCATCTTTTCTTTCTAAAGCAAGCTCAATTTTGCTCCCATAATTTCCATATTTCCACCCGGGTGATACCACATCGCCTACCACAAGATAATCTACTTCTCCATCCAAACGTTTCTTTATAACACCGCCATTATCTTTTATTATGCTTTCAATATCTTTTCTTTTGCCGCTAGTAAATGTGCCTGTTAAAACAAATATCCTGTTTGCAATTATCATCTTGTCTATATCATCAAAAATATCATTCTTTGTAAATTCGACCTCCTCGCTTACATTGATTTCATCCAAATCACGATAGCCTTTATCTCTCTTTCTCATATAGGATCCTTTATGAGTAAAATTTCTCATATTTTACTCAACCTTCTCTTTCACAATCATTGCATGCCACACTTCTACATTTTTTGTAACAATCTCTCTAATAATTTCAGATTTTGTTTTATTTAGTCTCTTAGCAAGCTCCTCAATTTTGATTATCGTATCGATATCGAACCTAAGCGAGTTTACGCACTTCGCCTCGTATGTCGGTTTTCTTCCGCTATTCATATTCCCAGCCATGCACCGCCTTTAAATAATATCTTCTGTTATTTCGCTTCTTCTACGCTTTTTTCTTCTTGGCTTTTTTTGCTCTACGATAGCGTTGCCAAACTTAATGTCTTTGCCGCTAATTTTGGAGATGTCTATGCCAGCAAGCATCAAGGCGGCGGTTGCATACACCCTGCAGTCAAGCGCCTCGTTTCGCTCTCTTCTCTTCTCCCAGCTTCCGTCTTGTTTTCTTCGCTCTGCTGTAAGCTGCTTGAAGTACTCGCTATTGTATGCAGGCTTTTTAGGAAAGTGCATATAGTTTGGTCCAGGAGTTGTTGTCATAAGTTTGGCATAGACGTCGTTTTTTATCTCGTTTACGCCTATGCGAAAGATGTTCATTTTGTATTTAGATTTTGAAGAGCGCACGGGCACGGCTGGAGTATTGGCGTTTTTTGAACCAAATACCGCAAAAATGCGCCTTGTAAGCTTGCCTCTGCAAAACTCGTCAATATACTTGGAACGATGTCCTCCTCTGTCTATTGCAGTAGCGTAAATTTTAAGCCTTCCACCGCCTTCTACTTCAAATGTTTGCATTAGATACTCATCAAGCCTTTTTCTTGTCTCAGGATCTTTCGGATCGCCCTGAATGATTTTGTAATCTACACTCCAAGTCTCCTCCCAATCTCCCCATCCGACCACTTCTATCTCAAATCTATCGTCTTGCGTATCCACGCCAGCTGTAAGCACCTTCACCTCTTTTGGCACATCTGCCGGATACTCCTCGCATCTGTTATCGAAGAGCTTTTCGCTCACCTGCAGTGTCTCTTCTTCCCAGACCTGAGCGGCTCTCGTGTTTTTCCATCTCTTCATAAGGGTTGTTTTATGTTCTGTTTCCATCTGCTTTAGAGCCTTTAAAAACTCCCTTGTAATTTGCTCCCAAGTAACCCAACCAATCGGGCTGTAAAAACTTGGGATACGATAACCTCGATGCTGATGCCCTGGATTGTGTGGTATCCATTTTGCGCCATTGGCTGGGTCCATCATCCAGGTTTTATAATGTTCTCCTATCAAAGAGCCACAATGCGGGCAAGAAAAATGCACATCGCCTTTTAGGTTGTAGTTTTCGTCATAATCAAATTTAAAATACTCCCACTCAAAGCGCACCATATTTGAGCGATTCTGTTTTGATTTGTCTCTTGGGGTGCAAAAAGGGCAGGGCATATAGTAATGGCGCTGGTCTGAGTCTGCAAACTCTTTTTCGATATTTGATTTGCCAGCAATTGTAGGAGTTGAGTTGATAAAAATCTTTCTTTTTGAGCCAAATGAATCTGTTCTGTTTTTTGCAAGCTCTATAGGAGAGCCTTCGCCATCAACATCATCAGGAAAGCCATCAACATCATCAAGAATTAGCCATTGGATGGAATCTGAGCGAAAAGTCGCATTGGTATTCGACCATCCAAGCGTCAAAACGCCCCCAATAAACTCTTTCTCAAACATCGATCCGCCATCGCCTCTGTTTCTTGAGTGCTTCACGATGGCGTTAATCTCTGGCATAGCTTTTAGCGCTGGAGTAATCTTTTTTTTGGAGTGTTTTTTTACTACGCTCTCTGTCGGCATAACCATAAGGATGGGGCCTTTGTATTGATCCATAACTGCAAAAATAAGATTGTTTGCCACCTCCGTGATGCCAAGCTGCGTACCTTTAATCACACAAACGACTTGCGTTTTTGATAGCGGGCTGAGCTCGTCCATAATTTCTTTGAGATATGGCGTTCTTGCAGTTCTCCATCTACCAGGCTCTGGTGAAGCGCCTCTTGGAATGCGCCTTTTTTCATCTGCCCAATTTGATAGCCATTGATAATCGACTGGTCTGACACCTTGCTTAAAAGCATTTATAATGCGCTCAATCACTTGCTTGCCTCCTGAGCCGCTTCTTTCATCTGCTCTTTGATTTGGCTCATCTGGTCGCTCATATCCTGCATAACTGATACAATCTCTTGTCTAAGGAGTGTCTCGATTTTGTGCTGGTCGCTCTCTTTGGCCAAAATTGCAGCCACTCGGCTTGGAATGGATAGCATCGAGTTTTTTACAAAGTCTCCGATGTTGTAAGCAATCTTCTCCATCTCCGCAATTGGCCCAGTTTCGCCTCGCAAGAGCTTGAGTTTCTCCTCTTTTAGTTCAGCGCTTGCAAGTTTGTCTCTCAAATCTGGCGGGAGCTGCGTCCTATCAAGGTCGTCGGCTTCAAAATCTATATCGATTTTACCCCTTGCAATCGCCCATTCGATACAGGCACGGACCGGGTAAAGTGGTCGCTTGCCCTCGGTTACGGATGGCATTCCATCTTTTGCCCACGAGGATATTCTTTGCCTGCTGACCTTTAAAATTTTTGCCAGGATGCTGGCCGATACAAGCAAATCGTTATCATCTGACAAATCAATGGTAACCTTACCAGCCAAATGGAGCCTCCATTACAAAATAAAAAGTGCGTAGGGGTTTTGATTTTGTCATTTTGTCACCCTTAAAAAAGTTGTGTGACCAGATGAAAGTCGGGGTCCGCACCACCCGCACCCGCGACCTTCCAGGAAGGACCCGCTCACCATCCTTTCGCCCTCCTAAACGCCCAAGCTTTCTCCACATTTTGTGTGAGAGTCGTTCGCATCCTTCGCTCAATGACTTTGTTGATTATCGTTACCGCATCGAGGCGCTTCTTGTAGTGAGGTCTACTTGCCACACGCAGGATGCACACGGGATGATTGACGCCCTCTACCCTTGCATACACTCCAGGATGTATGCCCTGTTTATTTCCTTTTCGCACAAAGTAGTAGCGCACCTTGTCTTGCCCTCTCTTTTCCTTGCGCTTTCTGCTGTGCTTTGTCTCATTCGCCATAAATCCAGCTTTGCTAAACAGCTTGAGCTGCGACATGATCTTCACATACGTCGATGGTCGTATCTTCACACCAGGTGGCGGCGTAAGTATTTCATCCTTGTCTATCAGTCCAAGATGAATCATGGCCTTCTCAATGCCTTTTCGCTGCCTATCGCCTCCATAGTAATGGTGCTCCAGCACTTTCTTTTGCCAGCTCCAGTCGTCCACATAGAGCTCTGCATATGGTCTTGACTTGGTAGCCTTGCGCACTCGCCACGCGTTGGGGATCTGTTTCTTAGCGATATTGAGCTTGCCTTGCACTTCAGCCTTTATCTTTTTGATCGCCTCAAAGGCTATATCGTTTGCTGTCTCTTTAAGGATGAACGGGATGTCTCTCTCGAACGCCCTAAGTTCTTTAAGCACTTGCTTAACATTGGAGCGCATTACGACTTTAGACATCAAAGCTCCCTAAACTCTATGTCTGGGTAGTTTTTCAAAAACATCTTACGCTTGATAAGATACTCTTTGGTCTTGTAGCCTTTGGTATCTTCCACAACCACCTTGCCATCTTGCACGTACTGAAAATCAGCCACATATTTGATGGCTCGATACTTTTTGCCGTCTCGTTCGAAAGCCTCCTGCAAGACAAACTCTGGCTGCAAAGTCAAGCCGCTTATCTTGCCAGCTCTTTGCAAAAGTTTGAGCTCTTGATAGCGCCTCGCCTCTTTATAGCTATCGAACACAATGCCGTCAACCTCGCACTTTTTAGCGTGATATTTGTGCTTACGCCTGCCGATTATCTTTTGCACTCTCTCACCCCTTCTATCGTTCTTAGCTTGTTGTGATCGTTCCATGTGAGCAAATTGCCACAGCTACAGAAGCGCTGGGTGTCTTTGTACTCCTTGGTCCAAAAGACAGCCGTGCAGTTGCAGCACCTCGCCTCAAATCTCCCAATCCTCTTATCCACACTTTGCTTCGCTCTTTTCTTAATCATCGCTTAACCCCATTTTCAATCCTTAAGGTAATACTTCTGACCACAAAAAAAATTATTTTCTATAACCCCACCCCTTTTCACTCTTTTTCTCTCTTTATAGGGTTATAAAAAATATATTGATTAAAAGTGTTACAACTGTTACCCATACCACAAAACCCCCATAAAATCGAGGCTAATTGTGGTAACACTTTGGGTAACACTTTCAAAATGGTAACACTTTCAAAGTGTTACCATATAATTTTTTTTGAACAATACTTCAAAATTGTTCAAGAGGTAACACTTTAAAAGTGTTACGGTAACAGTTTTGTAACCTTAAAGTGTTACAACTGTTACCTCTGAAAAATTGTCAAAGAACTATAACGGCACGCTCGACTTTGCCGTCACTTTTGATGGGTTTGCTCACACCTACGTCATAGAGTGTGATAATATTGCGTTTGATCCACGTTACGCTCTTTTCGGTCCCTAAAATCGCAGATACTATTAGGTCTATATACCTGTTTGGTATTATGCCGCTCTCTATTGCCTCTTGGATCTCTTCCCATTCAAACTCATTTACAACCTTTTTTTGCAAAAGCTTTTCAAGCCCATTATCCAAAAACCAATCCAAGTCTTTCTCTTTCAACGCTGTGGCTATCTGCTTGTTGATGTTTTCGGTGGCTTCGACGATAGATCGCTTTTTATCGCTCTCTATCGCTTTGTTGACATCTTCCACTCTCACATCATATCCGGCCAAAAAGCTCGCAAACTCCTCGGCAGCCTCCAAAGTCTCTTGATAGCTCTTTGGCGTCCACCACTCCATATCTTTGAGCACGTTGTTGCATTCGACTACGTTGAAACGCCTATCGCCATCCTCGATGTCGACTGGGATCGTTTCGTTGGAGTTTATGATGAAGTTGCAGTAGTTTTTGACCTCGATCTCTTTGGTGTTTTTGCGGTTGATGTAGAGCGTCTCGTCGGTTATCCACGTTTTGAGTCTGTTTTTTACAAGCATCCTACTTTTTCTATTGTCGGCGCTCACCTCATTGAGATGCACCAACAGTTTGTTGTGCAAGTATGGATTGAATTGGCTCTCGAGCGTAGCGTCTGTGATGTTGGAGCTCATGTGCTCCTCAAAAATTCTTTTAAGCACTTCTACTATCAACCCCTTGCCGGTCCCCTGTTTGCCCATAAATATCCACGCAACGCCTGTGCGCTGCTTGTATTGATAGATGTAGGCAAGCCAATTGAGGAAATGGTCCATAAATTTTACGTCATAATCGAAGAGATTGAGCAGGAGCGTCTTGATGGCTTCTGGCATCTCTTTTCGCGGTGTCGCTTCCATCAATGGCGACGGGCGAAAGAGATTGATGAACTTTTCGCCATTCTCTTCCCAGCGCTCCGGCTTTGTGGGGTCATAGACGCCTTTGTAGGTTGGCACGGCCAAATTTTTTGGCACTTTGCCAAGGCGCTCGTAGATGATCTGCTGCAAAGATGTCTTTGCCACGTACGTGACGACGCCACCATTTTTGATGCCGTACTTCTCGATGCCAATGTCGAACCACACCTCGAGGCCATGCTTCTTGAGCTTTTTGTAAAGCCACAGCGTATCTTTTGGCTCATCATCATCGATGTGGCCATCTGCATCGAAGTCATCCTCTTGCAACGGTCCAAAAGGACAGGCGTTTCCTTTGGACGGATCGTATGTATCTTGTACGAAATCTATCGCCTTTTGGAGCGTAAGCCTGCCGTATGTGCTGCCAGCAGTTGGTCTGTCCCACTTTTTGCGCATCAGCGGGCTTTGGCGAAAGATGCGATCCATCCGCTCTATATCCTTGCCGCACCAAAAGGCCAGCCGATTGGCAAAGCTCATATCAAGACTGCTCCAATCATCCGCCTCACTTGGCTCGCTTGGCCATTGCCCTTTTTGTTTGAGCTTTTCTATGATCCACTCATCGCTCACATCGACGGGATCTCCAGCAGGTGTGGACATCTCTTTTGGCGTCGCTTTATGCTCGGCATACTCCATCAAGATACCAAGGTCGCGCTCTTTGATGTCGTCTTTGCCCATCCACACTTTGCCAGTAAAGGTCATATACCGCCCGCTGTCATACACTTCCAGCATCGTGCCGTCGTCGTATCTCGTTTTGTGCTTGATGCCATCCGGCATCCTGCCGCTGGCGATGATGTGCAAGCCGTCACTGCTCGGGCTGATTTCTGTGTAGCTGTCTATCGCTTCGACCAGTTCTTTCGCCCAGTCGGTTTTGATGTTCCCGTCATCAAGCACATGGTCAAGGTCTATAAAGACAAATGGATCGTCCTTTGTGAGTACGAAGCCGATGCCATCGGCGTTGTATTTTTTCAGCCCCTCCATAGCCTCGTCTATGTCGCCCCACGTGAGCGGGTCCGTGCTGGATGCTCTTTTGCCATTGGATGGATTGTATGGTACTTTCGTGCCTTTTTCTTTTTTCCATATCACCCACTGGGCGTAACGGCTAAGCGCCCTAAGAGCTGGAGTATCATTCATCGTTATCATCCTGCCACCTTTTATATGAGATACCCTTACCGCAGGGAAAGGTGGCAGGATAGTCCCTGCGGGCATTCGCTGCGGTAAGGGTACAAACTTCTGTCATTGCTTTTCCCTTCTCTGTCTTAGCGTGATCTCATACTGCACCACGACTTTGCCAAGCTCATAGAGCATCTGCGCATAGTCTCGTCTCTCATCCTCATCCACTATGCCGTCTTCAAGGATCTTTCTCGCCAGCTCATCGAGCCTGCCCAGATGCGATCCGATATCAAGAGCCGAGCGCATCACCACAAGCTCTGGATCTTCCGCTTGCTCGCCTCTATCATCCGGTCGGCAGAGCGTAAAGCCGTAGCGCTTGGCGATGTATTCGAGCGGCTCGTAGTCGGCAGTGATGTCAAGGATGTGGATAAACTCATCAAGACTCAGCACGTTTGTGTCGCAAGATGGCTTGAATTTATTTGCCAGCGTACCTGCGCTAAGACCTATTTCATTGGCAAAATCATCCTCAGTAAGTCCGTTTTCTCGTATATCTTTTGTAATGGCTCGCCTGATGAGCTTCAGTAGGTCTTTGTCTTTTGGAGCTTTGTTGAATGTGTAACTCATACTCTCTCGCTTTCATTAGTAGTGGATTGGTTTGTGGTCTTGGATGTATTATTGAGATAGGATTTGATGTCGAGCCAGGCTCTGGCTGGGATGCCAAACTCATCTTCCATGATAAAGATGTTTTTGATTGACGGCTTGGTAGCCCCTGCAAACCATTGGCTGACGGCAGAGTGTGTGACGTTACAAGCTTTTGAAATATCTCTGATTAGTCCGTGCTTGAGTTCGATTGGTTTCATAGTGATAATGTTAGCAATACTAATGTTAAATACAGCTTAATTAAATTAGTGTCGCTAATTACTGCTATGTTAGAATTACTTATATATAGAAGCTTGGGGGCGATATGCTTGATTTGAAAGAAATTGGAACAAATATTAGAAGAGCCAGAAAAGCTAAAAAACTTACTCAAGCACAGCTTGCAGAAAGAATTGGTGTAACACCATCAGCTGTTACGCAATATGAGCGTGGAGATATTAGGCCAGAAATAGAGAAAGTTAAAGCAATTGCCGAAGCTCTCGGCATCCCCGAACAAGACCTCTTCGACCCGTCCAAAAAGATAGACATCCTCAAAGAAGTCCTCAAAAACCCAACTCCAGAAGCCCTCGACATCCTCAAGTCCCAATACCCCGCCATATCCGAAACCATCGAAGTCCCCATCCTCTCGCACGAGGTATCAGCAGGGCATGGGCTGGAGCCATACGAGACCGAAGTGATCGACCGTGTGGTCGTGGACAAAGACAAGTTTTTTCCTGGGGTTCCTGCACACAAGATAGATGGGGTGATAGTCAAGGGCGACTCTATGGAGCCAACGCTCTATGAGGGCGATTACGTGTTTCTATATCGCTTCGACTGGGACGAGGAGATCGAGAAGATCGACGACATATATGTAATCAACGTAGATAATCAGCTCAAAGTCAAGCGCCTCAATTTCATGCTCAACGGGCACATTAGAGTGATCTCCGACAATCCAAAGTACAAGCCAGAGGAGATCAATCCGAATGAGACGCAGGTGTACTTCAGGATCATCGGGAGAGTGCTGAAGAAGTTTGGGAAAGTGTAAAAAGGACATATCATGGAAAAAATTAAAAGTGTAAAACAGCTCATTCAGTTTGCTATAGAAAACGATATAGATGAAATAGATATTAAAGAATTGATAGAAAAAATAGACTTTGAGCTAAAATATGAGAATCTACCTCTTAAAGGAGAAATAACGCAGCCATATTTGGACATGCTGCAAAAGTACCAAGAGGCTACATACTTTGCTTACTTGGCCGTAAACGGCAAAAGGGAAGATCTTAGGCTCTTGAAAGATAGCGAAAAACAAGCGCTTTCGCTAAAATATAAAGTTGAAGAAGGCAGTAATATTGTCGAAACAGCATTGGAGCACCCCGATTTAATAGCAAAGGTATTGGAAGATATGACTGGCAGCCAAAAAGTAGTGATTGTGCTTATTGTGTTCGGTTATCTTACTGTTAGTAAATTACTTGACTACTTAAGGAGCAAGGCAGAGAACGCAAGGGAAACAGAGCGTGATAAAGTACAAGCTGAAAGAGAAGAGAAGCTCTATGAAACGTTCCAAGAAGTAGTTAAAGTACTGCCAGAAAAACGCATCTTTGAAGAAGAGAAAGAAGACGCGTTAATTGAGCCAGTGCTGCAATACGAAGGCAGTAAGCTAAAGACCGAAGAGATAGAGATCGATACACAAAAAGCCAAAGAGATCGTAAACAAACGGACTCTTCCAGAAAAAGAGGAGATTATCAAAGAAGGCTGTTTTATTGTTGATGGAATCAAGGGGGCTACTTCCACATCCACTATTTATTACCTCAAAACTGACGACGAAGAAATAAGTATAAAGTTGGGCGATACCGAAACGGATAAAGCAAAACGAGCATTCTTGTTCAAGCATATAGGCAAGATCGTATTTGCCAGAGTCAAGATCGTTAAACAAGACAAGATAATTAAAGAGAAATATATCTTGGAGGTTGGCGAGTGTGAAGAAATGGAAACTACTTGATCTTCCTCACCTCCAGCCTCCTATTTATCACAAACACTACTATCCCATACTTCTTTGCAAGCCTCTTGATCCGTCCGATACTTGCATTGTCTCGCCGTGTCTCCTGGATGAGCACGATCCCGGGCTTTTTGCCTGTTTCCATCGCATAGTATAGCGCCTGGCCTACCGCTTCGTATGCCTTGCGGCCAAAGTCTACTTCGAAGGCGTAGTTGGACGTGAGGCAATCTATCCTCGTGCGGTCTTGGAGGCGATATTCGAGTTGTCCATGGACGAGCGCGCAAAAGCGCTCTTGGTAGTAGCGCTCGTGGTGGAGGTGCTTGGCGAAGAGAAAAAACGGGATTGTGATAAAGACAACTAATAACCGTATCATTTATTTGCCTAAAAGTTTCATCCCATGTGAAAGAACCTCAATTGCACCATAAAAGATTAAAACTTTGTCCAAAAATTCTGTGGTTTTGCCAATAACATCCTTGAATATATCATAATATCCGCTTGTCTTGAATACGTCATTGTATAAAACAAATTTTCCTGCTACTATCTCAACCTTCTTTTGTAAGTACCAAAACCCGCACTTTTGCCCTACAGTTATGCCATCTAGCAGCTCGCCGGTAAAAGATAACAATATCTCTTTGTGCGTCGATTCCAAGTCTTCGTTTGTCTCTATTTCATTGTGAAGTCTTGTGATCTGATCCGCCAACTCTGTCAGCGCCTTATTGTCATACCCTTTTTCATCATCAGGCATAAACGGAATCAGCATCTCTATAGCACCAAGTATTTGCGGTATCTTGGACTTGTTGATATTGTTAGATAGACATTTACATTGGAATATTTCATTTTTCAGCTCATTGATTATCCTTTGCGCATAAGGTACTTTGTGTTTAAAAATATGCTTGTTGATTTTTTCAAGCTCTTTGAGGCATATATATACCTTATTGGCGACCTCATGGCATCCATTCACACCAAAAATCTCACTAAAGACATCATAAGCCGTTGATTTTTTACTTTTTTGTATCTCTAAAAGGAGACCTGCTAATCTCTTTGCGGCATTCATATCTATTCCTTTGTAGAAAATCTATAAAACCAAAAAAGTCTTCCATTTTAACCTTAACCATATTATACACGACTATTTCATCATCGTGCAGACCTGTTCCATTCTTTTGATATAAAGCCTTCTTCGCATCGTCTATCGCTTTGTCAAGATTCTGCATCGCTTCTTTGAGGGTCATTTTGTCTCCTTTTATGAAAATTTACAGATATTGTAACATAACATTAGCTATGCTTACTATTTTAAGCTTTCTATAATATTAGTAATGCTAACATTCTCTTAGAGCAACTCAAAACGCTCTGAGTTCTTTAACAATGCGGGGAGAGAAAGGTCGAAGATGAAAAGCTTATTGAAAGACTTGATCGCTATTCAAGTCTATATCGCTATTTCAAATCCGTTCATTTCTAACGAGGTTCGAAGTGAGATCTTAAAGATTGGTTGTAGGCATCATAAAACTTTTGAGCCTCTTCTTCGCTCTTTCCAAGAAGAGTCGGAAGAGCCTGAGCAAAAGCCATCTGATGAGCAAGAATCTGCTCAAGCAGAGATTCGATTCTTGGAACAGATTCGGCAGCCTTCCTAAATTTGGCTGCTTGCTCTTGCACCCGCATCCAATTATACCGCTTGACTGAGCCGTCTCTGGATGGCTCTGAGAGTGGTATTGACAACTCACCCCCTTTGGCAGGAGAGCACCTGGCGAGATGCCAGGAAGGGGTTATGCACCACCGGTAGCCGAGCCACGACGGTGGAAGCCTTGAAGCGGCCACCCCGTTCCCTTTTCCTTAGATGTAAGTTTTTGCTCGAGCTTGCGGGGGTGGCCGCTTGAGGGCTTTTGGCCAAATCAAAGAAAGGATGGATCATGGAAAATCCAAGACTCAGACGCTTGCAAGAAGCTCAAAGGAATGTATGCAAGATCGAAGGAGCCACGGCGAAAGACTTCGATCGACTGCTCAAAGAGGAGATCAAGAGGCTTGAAAAGATAGACCAAGAGAAGGCCCACCGACTCAAAAGCACATTCATCGAGCCATCAAATCTCACACCAAGGTATGACAATGGATACTTTTGAAACGTTCACGTTCGCTCTTGTGGGAGCGATGGCAATATTGGCGTTGGCAGGTCTGGTAGTCAACTTGGCAAATTACATATCCAAAGGCAACCGCAACGACATAGATATCTACGAGCCGCTGGACGGATCGTGGAGAAAAGTAGATCGCTAAGCCTTGCACAGCCACATCACAGGATGTGGCGATGCATGGCTTAGACTATGCAAATACCTATACCAAAGGAGACACCATGGCAAAACTACCCAAACAACCAATCACTACGCCAAAAGGCGAGCTTAGATGGGTATTCATCACAGGTGAGGGGCGACCGAACCTCAATGGAGAAAATCAGTATCAAGCGGTGCTGGTCCTACCAGACGGCGATCCAAGAGCCGAAGAGCTTATCGAACAGATAGAAACTTTTTGGGAGGAAAACAAGCCCAAAAAAGCCGGCGAGCCGAAGAGTCTGGGATATAGAACCAACGACAACGGCGAGATCGAGTTTAGCTTCAAAACATCCACCACATTTCCAGATGGCAGCAAGAAAAAGATAAAAGTCTACGACTCCAAAGCAAAAGAGGTGGAAAAAGAGTTAAAAATCGGCAATGGCTCGATCGGTCGCATCAACGGAGTGATGGCGATCTACGACAATGGGCCAAACAAAGGCGTCACACTCTATCTCAACGCCATTCAGCTGCTTAAATATATCCCATACGATGGAGCCGCAGCGGCCTTTGAGCCTGACGAAGAAGGCGAGTTCAGCGCAGACGATGCGCCCTTTGAGGCAGAGCCAGCAGTAGCTGGCGACTATGAGCCAGAACCTGCGCCAAGACCTAAGCGAAGGTTTTAAAATGGGCGTACTCATCCGCCCATCATCCGTGCACGGCTTTTGGGATTGTCCCTATCGCTGGGCGCAGATACATCTGCTTGGCATCCGCAGTTTTGGCAATTTCCAGACCCTCAGGGGCACAGGCGTGCACGCGGGAGCCGAAGAGATATGGGAGGAGAGCCAAAAGGCTGGCCAAAAGAGCTTCAGCCTCGCAGCCGCAAAAGATAGAGCGGCAGAGAGTGTGGAGAAGCGATGCGAAGAAGAGGAGATTCGCTTTGAAGAGTTTGAGTCCAAAGATCAGGCAAAAGACGACGCCGTCAAAGGCGTAGAGGTCTATGCCAAAGAGATAGTGCCAAAAGTGGACATACCCATCAAGGTGGAGCACTACTTTGAGGCCGAGATTGATGATGACATCACCATAGGCGGCACAACAGATGCTATCAATCCTGATGGCAAAATACGAGACATCAAAACCTCCACCCGCAAGGTCCAGCCGAGCAAATATATCGAGCAGCTCTCCATCTACAAACGCCTTGCCGAGGTCAACGACATCGAGACACAAGACAAGGCGATCATAGAAAATGTGGTCTTTCTCAAGAACGAGATAGGCGCGCACGTGATAGAAGTGCCAATCGATGTGGAGGGAACAAAAAGAAAGCTCGACGACATCGTGCGCCGCATAAAAGTGTGGCAAGAAGGAAAGATCGATACGGCGCTTCTTTTTCCACCCAACCCCAACTCCTTCATGTGTAGCGACAAATATTGCCCGATCTATCATGACTGCTATATCAAAAACGACATCCCGATATAGCTACCTGCCGCACCAGAAGGAGTTGGGGGAGTTACTATACCAAAAAGCCGCTGAATACGGCTTTGCGATCCTCGCGGCCGAGGAGCGAACAGGCAAGACCGGCACGTTTCTCTATGCCATCGAAAAATCGCAGGCCCAGACGGCGCTGATACTGACCAAAAAAGCAGCGATTGATGGCATCAAGGAGCAGATCGAGGCCTTTGGCTGCAAAAAGCGCTACGAGGTGATCAACTATCAATCCTTGCACAAGATCAAAAACTTCGATCCCGACGTCATCGTCTTGGACGAGTTTCATCAAGCTTTATGCAGCTATCCAAAGCCCAGCCAAACGCAAAGAGCGGTCAAAAACCTCGCAAAAGATCGCATCGTCATCTACGTCTCGGCCACGCCGTTTGCAGAGAGCTACAGCCAATGCTACCACGCTTTGGACATTTGCAGCTACTCGCCCTTTCGCAAGTTCAAAAATTTTTACCAGTGGCACAAAGTCTTTGGCATACCTGTGGAGATGCGCCTGCACGGACGAGTCATAAAACAATACCATATGACTAAAGAACGCCAAATCCACTCTATTCTTGCTCCCTACATCGTGCGCATCACCCGCAAAGAGATAGGATTTACACACGAGCCAGAGGATGTGATCCACCATATCGAGCTAGACGAAATCACAAAAACACGTATCCATCTGCTTAGACGCCATAGGCTTTTGCTGCTCGAAGATGGCAGCGAGTATGTGGCAGATAACACTATGGCGCTCATGAACGGCGAGTATATGCTCACAGGTGGTGGCCTTTTGATAGATGAAACCTACAAGCCTCTATCAAGAGAAAAGATCGATTATATCTTTGAACATTTCGGCGACACTGACGGCATTGCCATTATGGCCCACTTCAAAGGCGAACAGGAGCGTTTGGCCAAAATCTTTAAAAGAGCGCATATCTTTAGCTCCACATCAGACGCTGAGGGGGTGGATTTGAGCAGCTTTGACAAGCTCATCGTCTACTCCATGAGCTATTCGACCAGCAAGTACGTGCAGCGCAGATGTAGGCAGTGCAACATCAACCGAAAAGATCCTATCGAGGTGCACTACTTGCTCACCGACTACATAGACAAAGAGGTCTATAACCAGGTGGCGGTCAAAAAACAAAACTTCACAAAGAGAGTCTATGAAAGAGTCGCAACTGCAAAAGAAGATACTACGCTATCTCAGCCAGCTTGAGGGATGCGAATGTTTCAAGGTCATCTCGGCAAACAAAGCTGGAGTAGCGGACATAGTCTGCTGCTATCAAGGCAAGTTTGTGGCCATAGAGGTCAAGGTCGGATCAAACAGGCCCACAGCCTTGCAAGAGCGCTTTTTGGAGCGCATCAAAGAGGCTGGAGGCGTTGCGATAGTCGCGTATGACTTGGATGACGTGAAAGGACTTCTCGATGGATAAATCCAAACAGATCGGCGGCGACCACTACGCAAAGCACAAGATCCAGCCGTGGGACATAATCGACGAGTACGGGCTTAACTTCTACGCAGGCAACGTCCTGAAATACTTGCTTCGCTACAAAGACAAAGGCGGCGTGACTGACTTGAAAAAGGCGAAGCACTATTTAGAAAAACTTATCGAAGTGGAGGAAAACAATGCAAAGCCTTGACCACACACTCAAAAAGATAGTCGGCTGGGCCGACGAGCGAGGACTCCTCAAAAACTCCACTCCGCAAGCGCAAATGATGAAGCTTGTGGAAGAGATAGGTGAGCTCTCGGTCGCCATCCAAAAAGGCAAGAAAGCCGACACGATAGACGCTCTTGGCGACGCGGTCGTTGTGCTGACCATCCTCGCCGCACAGCTTGGCTTGGAGCTTGGCGAGTGCATCAACGCAGCGTGGGAGGAGATAAAGGATAGAAAAGGCTACTTGAACGAAGACGGGATATTTGTGAAGGAGTCTACATGAAAAGACATAATTTTACCACAAGTGATATTGTATTTTTTGCTGTATTTGGTTTTATAGTTTCCTTTATCTTATTTACAACCGGATATAAGCTATTGGCAAATAGCCCACTTATGACGCTAAGCGAAGGCGTAATGATAACAGAGCCAAAGAAACTTTCTTACAAAG